CTCTTCTTTTCTGCAGATACAGATGTAACTACGGTAATGATCCGTGCAGCATCGCATATATCAGGTCACGCACAAATAACAGTTGAGCAAAACTTAGATGTTAAGAGTAACTACTACGATGAATCATTTGAAAAGATGAAGCACATTCAGTGGGTATTCGATTCATCTCCATCACTAGATGACATCGAGTTGGAAGTCAAGGCATATCAGGAACTATATGGTGTGCCACCACAACTAATAGTTGTAGATAACTTAATGAACGTTGCAGCTGAAACTGACAACGAATGGGCAGGGCTTCGTGCAATTATGATGGAGTTGCACGACCTTGCTCGTAACACAGAGGCTTGTGTATTGGTACTGCACCACGTATCAGAAGCATCTGAGTATGGTGATGGTACTTATCCACCAGCTCGTAGGTCTATTCACGGTAAGGTCAGTCAACTACCTAGCCTTATGCTCACGCTTGGCTATGACCCAATGGGTAAGCAGTTAAGGGTTGCTGCAGTTAAGAACCGCTTCGGTCCTAACTCTGCTGATGGAAAAGATTGGGTGCCACTTGATGCAAACTATGCTGCTTGTCAGATAGGTGATGTAAACTTAAACCAGTATGTACCACGTCAATATGATCCAGGAGTATTTTATCAATGAGATTTGTATTTACTAAGCAGCTTTACTCTTGGGATTTTGGATTTTATATTACCAACTGGGGTTACCCAATAGGTAATGAATGGGAAGTTGGAATCAATTTAGGCAAATGGATATTTGGAATCGAGTTATATAAATGATTGGTTTTCTATCAGGTCTATTGGTTGGTTTAGTTTTTGGACAAGTGCTTTATTACATTACAGAAAGATTAAATAAATGAATAGTAACCTAGTAATTCTGCCTACTAGAAGTAGACCAGATAGCGCAGAGCGCTGCATCAATGCGCTGAAAGAACATAGCGTTAAGTCAGATTTTATTATTGCTATTGATGATGACCAAGCAGATTTATACCCACGCTTAGATGGTGTTACCTATGAGGTAAACCCAAGGTTGCGTATGAATGGCACACTAAACTTGGTAGCCAATAAGTATGCAGATAAGTATGAAACTATCTACTTCTTAGGTGATGACCACTTGGTACATACACCGAAGTGGGATGAGCATCTATCAGATGCTATTGCTAAGAAGGGTTATGGTCTTGCCTATGGCAATGACCTACTACAACGACAGAGCTTGGCTACTGCAGTAATGATGTCAACTAATATCATTAAGGCTGTAGGTTATATGGCTCCGCCTAAGTTAGTTCACCTGTATATGGATAACTACTGGATGATTCTAGGTTCACGTTTGGGTTCATTGTGGTACTTCGATAAGGTAATCATTGAACACCTACATCCGGTAGCTGGTAAAGCACAGTGGGATGAGGGCTACGTTGAGGCTAACGCTGATGAGGTAGGTAACGCAGATCGTCAGGAACTTCACCGCTATATGGAAGAAGATTTTGCTGGTGAACTAGAGAAGATTACAACAGCACTCGGACTATGAAACAAGTAATTTCATTCTCACTTTATGGAAACGATATGCGTTTTCTTGTTGGCGCTATCAAGAATGCTGAGTTAGCACAGCGTTTCTTTCCTGGCTTTACCTGTAGATATTACTATGGCAGAAGCGTACCTAGATGGGTACTATCTACACTTAATATCTTTCCACACGTAGAGTTAATTAAAGTAGAGGATGAAGAGAATAGTATCTCTAGGACGTGGCGTTTTATGGCCTGCCTAGATACAGATGTAGATGTAGTTCTATCTCGTGATGTAGATGCAAGGTTATCCTTGCGTGAAGCTGAAGCACACCAAGAGTTCTTAGATAGTAAGTTTAACTTTCATATCATTAGGGATCATCCGACAGGACATAACTATGTAATCAGTGCCGGTATGTTTGCTATGAAAACACAAGCCTATGGCAACCTGATGCACAAGATGTTGTTATCGCATAACTTCCGTGATGAATATATGGCAGACCAGAACTTCTTAGCCAGTGCTATTTATCCGCAAGTTTCTAATGACTGCCTTATCCACGATGAGTATTACAAGATACAGGTTGTAGAACCAAGTGAACAAAGGGTTATAAAGCGTAAGCGTTTATCTACACTTAGCCATATCGGTTGTGCTGTGGATGAGAACGATGTCTATATCTACCAGCCTGATAGAGATATGGCAATACAGGAAACAGGGCACGTAACATATATATACGATTGGGGTAACGATGAACGTACTAATAACAGGTAGTTCAGGTTTTGTTGGTAAGTATTTTAGAAACTATTTTAGTTATGAAAATGTAAACTTAACTTTAGTTGACATCAAAGATGGTATTGATTGTCGTGACTTTTTTAAACGTGAAGATAAGCAGTATGATCTTGTCATTCACTTAGCTGCTATCGTAGGTGGTCGTGAGTCTATTGAAGGTAGACCAATGGCTGTTGCTGATAACTTATCTATTGACTCTGAGTTCTTTCAGTGGTGCTTAAAGACTAAGCCACATAAGATTGTTTACTTCTCATCATCAGCTGCGTATCCAGTTAACTTGCAGTCTCCTTTTAGTAACACCAAACTTAAAGAAGAATACATTCACATCACAATTCCAGAGGCAGGATTTGGTGCTCCTCACGTCAGTATGCCTGATATGACCTATGGTTGGAGCAAGTTAACAGGTGAATTCTTAGCCCAGTTTGTACCAAATGTCCATATTTTTAGGCCATTTTCTGGGTATGGATGGGATCAAGATTTAAACTATCCGTTTCCAATGTATGTCAAGCGTGCAATAGAAAGACAAGACCCGTTTGAAGTATGGGGTCCAGGCACACAGACACGTGACTTTATACATATGAAAGATGTGGTTGATGCAGTGATGACTGCAGTAGACCAAGGCGTGACTGGTCCTACTAACTTAGGTACAGGACGAGCAACATCATTCTTAGATTTAGCACAGATGTGTATGAAAGAAGTTGGATATGAAGGTTTGATTTTAACTAGACCTGATAAGCCTGTTGGTTGTATGCACCGCGTGTCAGATAACACTAAGCTCTTAAAGTTTTACACACCTAAGATAACATTAGAAGAAGGAATAGCAGAGGCGGTTAAGAAACTAGGATGAAGCACGAAACGGAAATTAATTATGTCAAGAATAAAGTTAAAAAGTTGGAAGATGATTTTGCTGGTTTCGCTAGCCTACTTATCGAGTCCGGTATTGTACAGGTGGAAGAACAAAATGGTGAGCTACGTTACAAGGTTAACAAAGTAAAACTAGATGAGCAGTCCTAAGTATAACAAGGCTAAGGGTTCAACTTACGAAGTGCTTATTGTTAAGTTGTTCCGTGCACTTGGTCATCTAGCAGAGAGGCTTAGGCTGGCAGGTAAAGATGACGAAGGTGACATCGCTGCTGTCATCGCAGGTAAGACTTACATCTTAGAATTAAAGAACGTTAAGAAGATAGACTTACCTCAGTTCTGGAGAGAGGCTGAGGTGGAAGCAAAGAACTATGCAAAGGCTCGTGGCTTAGAGCAAGTACCACCTGCATATGTAATAGTTAAGAGGCGCAATGCGCCAATCGAAAAGAGTTGGGTGGTATGTCCACTCGATCAATGGCTAGAGGAGAAGAAGTAATGCCAACACCATACGGAACTATCAGCACATCAGAAGGACCAGTAACTCCTGAACCACAGCAGGAAGAACCAAAGAATGAAGATTGAAATTGACTTAGATAAGTTACGTACACAAGCGTTAACTTTAAAAGAGTTAAAAGAATCTAGCGGTGGTGACGTTACCTTTACTCTTCGTCAATGGGGCACTTACTCAATAGGTATTGATGCAATTCCTGATGAGATAATGATTGAACAAGTTAGACACCAGTTGGAGTCTAAGATTAAAGAGATGTATGCCTATGCACCTGACGTAAGTGACATTGAAATTGGAGAGATTGTTGTAGAAAGAGACCTTCTTGGTAGAAAGATTTGCAAGGGTAACTTCTACTATGGCAGCCCTATCTTTGATCACTGGTATGGTGAGATTAGAACTGCTGAACAGCAAGCTGCTAACAAAGCCAAGAGTGAAACTTGGTGGGAACTGGCAAGAGAGATGTTCAATGCGTGCAAGGATGAGGACAAGAGCAACTGTTCACACACCTTTGTATTAAATCTGTTAAAAGAAAAGTTAAATCTAGAGGATGACTACGATTGGGAATGGATGTTTGACTAATGATTTGTAAGATGTGTAGTAGCGCAGGTGGCGTGAACACTATGGGTGATACCGGTAGTGCAACAGTATTACACCAACAATGTGAGGGGGATTGTCCGTGTCAGCACAAGGTTGGGAAAGGCCACGTTCAGGTAAAAAAGGAAAAGACCAAGCCAACACAATCCCAATAGCCGAAGTAATTAAATACTATGGTGGGGAAGTTAAAGAGGGTAGAGCTGCA